CGAATCGGTTCCGGAGCATCAAGTTTTTTCCTGGTGCAGCGGGTGACATTCTGATTGTCAGGGAAGGCGCAGATGATGGGCCAAGGATAACCAAACTTGAGAGCATCGACGGTGAAGGCAGGTATGCTACGAAGGTTGCCAACACATCGAGGCCCTATATCAAACTGTCTGAATGCACGTTATCATCCGGCGCATTTGTGGTCTTTACCCTGGAGAAATACGAGGATTAGGCATGGAACTTGAAAAACTCAAAAAGCTCCACGACAAAGCATACCAAAGCGGGCAGGTAAACCGCGAGGAAGCTGCAAACGACCTTGTCTTCTACTATATCACACAGTGGGATGATGATATTTTGTCAGAGTCGCAGCTTGGGTACCGAGGGGAATTCAACATTGTCAAAAAGGCTGGTCGGCAGATCCTTTCTGACCTTGCAGCCAATCCGGTGCAGGTTGATTTTGATGCCGTGGACGAAGACAGGGCAGATTCAGCCGATGTCCTTGACGGGCTTTACCGCACCGATGATGCCAAGAACATATCGCTTGAGGCATACTCGAATGGATCCACCGAGTCTGTTGTCTGTGGCGTTGGGGCCTGGGAGTTGTCAACTGAGTACATGTCTCTAAAGAACGGAGACGACAAGCAGGTAATAAAACGCAGGCCCATTTATGAGGCCAGCAATACCGTCTATTGGGACCCAAATGCCAAGTTGCTCGACAAGTCAGACGCCAAATATTGTTCAGTGCTCACCGCTTATTCTTTAGATGGGTACAAGGAACTCGTCAAAGATTTGACAGGCGAAGAGCTTGAGGGTGTAGTTCTCGACAGTTTCAAACAGCCAGAGCAAAGTTATGTTTTCCCATGGCTCGGAGGTGAGGGCAAAAAGGTTTATATTGTCAGCTTTTACTATCTGGAACTTGTCAAAGATACGTCTTTGGTAATGACCGATGCATTCGGGCAGACGATAACCCTCCTCGCTTCGGCACTCACAGAGGTGATGGATGAGCTGATTGATGCAGGGTATGAGATTGAGTCAGAGAAGGAAATTCAGCGATACCAATGCACCAAGTATATCGCATCCGGTGCCGAGATCCTCCACGAATGCATCATGGCTGGTGAGAACATCCCGGTAATTCCTGTTTATGGTGAACGGGCCTATGTGGAAGGCGAGGAGCATTATGAAGGCGTCACGCGGTTGACCAAAGACCCACAGCGATTGCGCAACTTCCAGCTTTCATACTTGGCCGATATCTGTTCCAGGAGCCCAAGAGAAAAGCCGATATTTTTACAGGAGCAGATTGCCACATTTGAAGACATGTATTCTGAAACCGGTATTGAGAACAACTATCCGTACCTGCTGCAGAATAGGAAAGCCGGGGATGGTTCAGATTTACCGGTAGGGCCGGTTGGGGCGCTTCCAGCACCAAACATACCACCGGCTCTTATTGCATCAATCGCATTAAGCCGTGAAGCGGTGGCAGATGTAGCGGATCCAGGGCTGGCCCAGGACGTAGCCGACCCAGACCTTTCCGGCAAAGCGGTGTTGGCACTTCAAGCCAGGGTCGATATGCAAAGTATGATTTACCAGGAACACCTGAAACATGCAAAGCGTCGCGATGCCGAGGTCTATGCCTCGATGGCCTCTGAGATCTATGACGTTCCCAGAAAGGTCAAGCTGACCATGCCTGACGGGACGAAGAAAGACACCATGGTCATGGACACAGTGATTGACGAAGAAACCGGTGACATTGTAACACTCAACGACATTTCAAACGCTGAGTTTGATGTAACATCCAAGATCGGCCCAAGCTACACAAGCCAGAAGGAACAGACGGTGACCACCCTTGAGAGGTTGATTTCCGGCATGCCGCCTGGTGATCCGATGCGTGAGATCCTTATCCTCAAGATGCTGCGGCTTATGGACGGTGTCGAGTTTGACGACATTCGGGATTACGCCAACACTCAGCTTGTATTGAAGGGTATCAAGAAGCCTGAGACTGACGAAGAGATCCAACTTTTAGAAGCGGCACAGGCACAAGGCGAACAAGAAAGCGCTGAAATGGTGCTCGCCCAGGCCGAAATGCTCAAGGGTGAAGCTGCCAAGATGCAACAACAGATCGCCGCGGCCAAGGTCAACGCCGAGGCCCAGAACGAGCAGATCAAGCGCAAGATTGACGGGTTTGAAGCTCAGACTGACCGCATGGATACTCAAGTCAATGCTCAGAAAGCAGGGGCAGAGATTGAATATAAGCGTGTGGATGCATTCGGTAAGCATCTTGACAACCAGGCTAAAATTATTGAGATCCAAGACTACACTCAACTGAGCGATAACGAACTATTTCAACAAGCAGCAAGGGGATAACATGACGATATCAAAAGGAACGGCTATCATACTGGCATCTGCAGCAAGAACCGCATCGCCTGCAAACGTTGAAATAAACAAGTCTACCGTTGGCATTTCGTTGGGCGCTGTTACAAACATCGATATCATAGTTGATGTGACGGCTACAGCAGACACCCCGAGCTTGACGGTGGCCATTCAGGCCAAAGATCCGGCATCTGGTGAGCTGTACGATCTGCTGGCAGGCATCGCGGCAATCACAACGACCAGCACCGTGATATACCAGATCGGGAAAGATGTCGTCGATGCCGCTGGCTTGGCGGCTAATACATCGATTCCGGACGAAGTGGTTTTGAAATTCACACATGCTGATACTGATTCGATTACCTATAGCGTTGGCATGAATTGTGAGTTTGATAAATAGCCCTGCAATAGCAGGTTAACGGAGGCGAACCGGAATAAACGCAAGCTACCCGCGGCGCAACTCACGGGGATACCTCGACAGCCGAGGAAAAGGAGCTGGAATGAACCTGGACGAATTAAAAGCCAAGAACGAGGAAGAAGCTAAGAAGGCGTTGCCACCCGAAGACGACACTGTTGTTGACGATGATGTTATTGAAGACGATGACACTGTGGTCGAAGATGAGGTTGACGACGATCCTGAGAAGAAAGTCCTTGAACCTTGGCAGGAAACGGATGACCAGACATCCAATGGCGTACCAGTTGAAACCCATATCAAAGTCAAAAAGAAGTTGAAGGGCAGAATTTCCGAGAGAGATGACGAGATTCAAAGACTCACGGCAGAGAATGATGCCCTTAAATCACAGGGAACAAAAGCACCAACCGGGGATACCCCTGTTGTCCCCAAACTTGATGACTTTGATGACGAGGAGGATTACGCGAAAGCCTTGGACAAGTACCATTCTGACATGTTCGCCGCATCCGAAGGCAAGAGAGACGCAAAGAGGCAGAGGCAGGACAGGCAGAAAGTGCTAACCCAGGCGGTTGACAGTCACTATGAACGGGCTGGAAAACTGGTGGAAACTTCGGGGATCGATCCGGAGGTTTATAAACAGTCAGACTCAACAGTCAGACAGGCAATAGAGGCTATCATTCCGAAGATGGGTGATGCCATAGCTGATCAATTAATCTCAGTTCTCGGTGAAGGAAGCGAAAAGGTAATGTATTTCCTGGGCCGAAACAAGGAGGCGTTGACCACAGCAAAGAGTCTGATGGCTGAAGATAAATCAGGTTTAAAATTGGCAGCATATCTCGGTCAGCAGAAAGAGCGGTTGACCAATCCGATAAAACGAAAAAGCAAGGCACCGGCACCGGCTCCAATCGCCAACGGTGACGCATCTGGAGGCACTGCCGGCAGGGCAGAGCATAAGAAATACACCGCAGCTATGAAGAAAGGCGGCGGCCAGGTAGCGTACAACATCAAGAAAGCGGCGAAAAAATCCGGGGTGGATGTCTCAGATTGGTAAAGGAGAAATACCATGGCAACAACCGGAAAAATCGTAGAAGTTCTTTTCGAAAAAACCTTAGAAACGTATGAGCATCAAATGCAGATGCTTGACCTGACTTCGTTCGAACAGCCCGATCCCGAGCGCATGCAGAACAGCGGGAATGTCGTATTGCGACCGACGCAGCAGCATGCACCCATCATCGACGGTTGGGATCTTACCGGTCAGGAAACTGACATCATCGAGGAAACTTACCCGGCAATCTTGGGCACTCCGAAGAATGATTTCATTCGGCAGCGAGCGGACGATCTCAGAGATATGCGGTTCTGGGAACGCCGAGGGGAGCAGAGCGGTAAGCGCCAGGCAACCGAGCTTAACAAGCAGATTGCAAACGCAATCGCGTTGCAGGGGTCTTTGTTCTATCGATCCAATGTAACCAGTGGGTATGAGTTTATTTCTGAGGCTCAGGCCCTAATGAACGAGCGACAGCTGTATGAATCCCAGCGGTGTTTCATGCTAAATGATCGTGACACCCAGACCTTCGGGACAGATTTGGCAGCACGTCAGACTGTCCAGGGTCGTCCGGAAGAAACCTGGAGCACCGGTCAGCTTGGCCGGAATATAGCACAGTTTGATGTTTACACCGGTTCCTTCCTGCCGAATCTGGTAGGTGGGGCTGATCCGGCGACCACGGTTACCGGGAATCAGAGTTTCGCGCCTGAAGGCGGGACGGTCAACACCTCAACGGGTGTTGTAACCAATGTTGATTATCGTATCGCGGAGATTCCGGTTGCGGCTTCTGCCAACTACAATGTTGGTGACAAGGTGACCTTTGCCAACACTGGGACCACTGTCAAGGCCCTGGGCCTGGCTGACAAGGTTGACACCGGGCAGGCGATGACATTCACCATCGTCGGCAAACCCGATGCCACCACGATTCAGGTATACCCGAAACCGATTGCAGCTGATGACGCGGCCCTGACCGATCTTGAAAAGGCCTATGCCAATATCGATACGGTTATTCTTAACGCCGCAACCGTCAACCGGCTGAACATCGATGCCACCAACAAAACGAATCTGTTCTGGGATAAGAGTTCGGTTGAAGTTCTGG